AAAAATGATGCAACACTTAAACGACCTTTACAAGCAAAAGAGGGGTCTGGACTTACAGTGGGAGCAGGAACATCTTAAAGAGGGTAGATATACTCTCGATATGGTTAGAATAGATCGAAAAGTTAGAGACGTTCTAAGTCATATTAAAATAGCAGAGGCTAAAAAAGAACATCTGCTAAATAAAGTTGAAGATGCAGCTCCGCAAGTTTCCGTAGCTACTTAAACAAAAAGCTACATCGTTGGAAAAAATCCACTCCACACTACAGGCTCTCTTGCACTCTACTCAAAACTAGTATATAAAAAACTTACTGTACAATTTAAATAGATCATATACGCGTATAGTCGACGGCCTAGAGAATATGATCGGAAACTAGGAGGATATAATTATGGCAAATACAACCTTTGACGGACCAGTAAGATCGAAAAATGGTTTTCAATCAATTGGACCGGGAGCAGTCCCTGCATTAACTTTAGCAACTAATTTAACTGTTAAAGATCACGCAGGAAGACTAGTAACTATGGATCCTGCAGGTACACCAACTGCAATCACAATCCCTGCAATTAATGCATCGGCTGATTCAGCAAGTGCAGGACCAGGAAGTGATCCAAATAACCCAAGCACAATTGGAACTACTTTTGAAATTCTTTTTACAGATGATTTCACTGGTACAATTAAAACAGCTACTACTGATGATAAATTTATTGGTATGGTTACACTTGGAATTGACGCTTCAGTTGCTGGAAA